TCATCACCTTTAATAGCAGCACCACCACCACCTAAAGCAGCACCGATCATTATTCCTGTAGTAACTGGCTCACCCATTATTTGCCTCCTGTCGGCGTAGCAGTCTGCGTAGTCGTAGTGCCCTGAGGAACACTAGAGAATAGATTCGCAAACTGACTTAGTTTCATTTGTGGCAAGTTCTGCTCGTAATTCCAACGATTAATATCAGCTTGCATCTTTGCTGTAGTTAGGTCTGGTACAGGTACTGGAAATCTAAAAGTATATTTAAATGGCTCAGTAGATGCTACGAGTGGTGGTGCTGTAACAGATAACTTTAACCAAACAAATAGTTTGTATGTTGGAGCAAGTAGAACTGGTACAACTTTGCTAAGTGGTTATCTTGATGAAATTAGAGTTACTAAAGTTGCAAGAGATGTAACTACGGTTCCAACTGCTGCTTTCTTCGTTCAATAGGTAATATATGCTTTACTCTAAAAACGGTTCTATACCAAGTATTGCAACTGATGGAACAGAAGGTTGGATAGAGGTTCCTGATGCTCCTACTGCATCTGAAGGGCAGGAAGTCATCTGGTGTTTTCCTCCTGGATGGGTTGTACGTGATGTTATGCCAGCAACTCGTGATGGTTATAAATGGATGCATTACTTAGATTTAGGATGGGTTGAGTATCAGATCGATAGTTCATCTAGCGAAATAAATAACGAAAATGGCTAATTACGTTGACTATGGCTATTGGGTACAAGGATATGGCGAAGGAGACTTAAGCCAGCCTGATCGCTATGTAGTCGCTGGTTATTGGACTGATGGGTATGCAGAATATGAAACTGCTGATTCATCGTCTGCATCTATAAATGGCACTGCCACAGTAACGGCTAACGGAGCAATAATATATGTAGCTGCTGCGGCTATTTCTGCCAATGCTCAATTTGAAGCTAGTGCATCATTAGTAAGAACTGGTATAGCGTCAATTGATGGAACGGCTACAGTATCGGCTAATGGTAGTTTTGCTATCGGTGGCAATGCAAACATAACGGCTGAGGCTTTATTCTCTGCTTTAGGTGGTGTTTCATACTCAGGCAATGCTAGTGTTAATGGAACTGCTACACTAACTATTATTAACGTATCTGGCTATGAGTGGGTTGATGTAATTCCTGAAGGTGATGATTGGACTGATGTAAGTCCTAATGCGAATACTTGGCAGACGGTATCTCCTGAAACAAATACATGGGCTAGACAGTAATGGCAAAGCAAAAGATTATCTTCGGGGAATGGCTGCCAGATCAGCCTGGTGTAACTGGTGCAGTAACGGATGCATTTAACTGTTATCCAGTAACTAACGGATATGCTCCGTTTAAGTTAGAGGCAGATTATTCAGCTAGTGCAGGTCAGGATTTATTGATTACTTTCGCAGGTAAGTATAGCGGTGCTACGAATTTATTTGCGGCTGGTGCTACTCAGATATTTAAGTTTGATTCTAGTGATATTAGTTTAGACGCTGTTAGCACTACGTATACGTCAACAAACTCGTGGGATGTCACTCAGTTCGGCTCTAAGATGATTGTGGCTAATGGGCAAGATAAGTTACAAGCCTACGATATGGCTGGTGGTTCATCCTTTGCCGACTTAGCGGCTGCTGCTCCTGTTTGTAAGTATGTCACTGTAGTTCGTGACTTTGTTGTGGCTGCTGATGATGGTAGCGATACGAATAAAGTTTACTGGTCTGACATTAATGACGAGACGGACTGGACTCCTGGTGCTGCTAGTCAATCAGATACACAGGTTTTACCTGATGGTGGAGATATTACAGGTTTAGCTGGTGGAGAATACGGCTTAATCTTCTTGGAACGTGCTATCTATCGTATGAGCTACGTAGGATCGCCGTTTTTCTTCCAATTTGATGCTATTTCTCGTACTTTAGGATGCTCTAGTAGTGGCTCTATTGCTCAATTTGGTGGGATTACGTACTTTTTATCGGATGATGGCTTTTATGCTTGTGATGGACAGACAAGTAAAGGCATTGGGGCTGAAAAAGTAAACAGATGGTTCTTTGATAACGCTATCCCTAGTGAAATACGCACTTCTATGAGTGCTACGGTTGATCCGGTACGTAAATTAATTGCTTGGGACTTTAAAAATACGTTTGGCGGTCGTTATTTGCTGTTTTACTCCATTGATTTAAACCGTTGGAGCTATGCAGATACTACGGCTACGTCTATTGCGTTTGGTTTAACTCCTAGTGCTACGCTAGAACAGATAGATAACTACGATAACAACTTGGATACGTTAGATGTTCCTTTGGATTCACGTGTTTGGGCTGGTGGAATACTATTGTTTATGGGTGTTTCAGGGCAAAAGATTATTTCATTCTCAGGTCAGAACAAGTCTGCTGCGATAACTTCAGGCGATATAGATTCTGGCAGGTCTGTTATCACATTTGCTAGACCAGTGATTGATAATGGCACTGGAACCATATCTGTAGCTAGTCGTGGATTATTAGAGGATGGTATTTCGTTTACTGATCCAGTAGCGGCTAATAGTGAGGGTGGCGTACCATTGCGCTCTGCTGGTCGTTATCACAGGATTAAGATGAGTCCTACTAGTACGTCGTGGAAAACTGCTGTAGCGGCTGAGATAGATATTGTTGGTCAGGGTGCTCGATGACTCAGTTTCGTACATTACCGCCATTTGGTGCTGATAACCGTGCTGTATCAGAGGTTGTCAGAGGTTTAATGGATGGAAAATCTAATAATACTGGCTCTATTACACTAGCGACAGGAAACGCTACTACGACTACGTTATACGACGAGCGTATAGGCTACGACAGCCTTATTTTCTTTGTCCCGATAACTGATGCTGCTGAGGCTGATGCTGCTCCCTATGGGGCGTTTCAAGACTCTACAGATCAAACTGCTGCAAATACGACTACTGCTTACGCTGTTACATTTAATACAACAGATTACTCTAGTGGTGTTTATCTTTCTAATAGCTCACGACTTAACGTAAGAAATTACGGGATTTACAACATTCAGTTTTCAATACAGTTTAAGAATACGACGAATGACACACAGGATGTTGATATATGGTTTAGAAAGAATGGATCGAACATAGCAGGATCTAATAGTCGATTTGGTATGTCTGCAAGGAAAAGTTCGGGTGATCCTTCACATGTTATTGCTGCATTAAATTTCTTTTTTGAATTGCAAGCTAATGATTACGTTGAAATAATGTGGAGACCATCCGACATAGGTGTTTCAATGGAACATTATGGAACAAGCTCTAGTCCAGATAGACCGTCTGTCCCTAGTGCTATTGTTACCGTAAATTATGTGGCTCCATCCGCTACAAGCAATGTATATATTTCTAGTAGACAACAAGGACAGGCGACTATAGCTCATTGGGCTAATAGCACAGCAAATAAGACATATGGCTACATTGTGGTGGGTTAATGGAATATAAATATATTGCTCCGCAGGAACTACGCAATTGGTGGGCTAGTGTCAGAACTGGCTTAGAGAAGATTAAATCCAAGAGTCCAGAGAACTGGATAATTGAGGATGTATATACAGACTGTTTTAATCAAAAGAGTCTGTTATTTGTGCTGATAGAGAACAACCATTACGCTGGATTCTTTGTTTTACAGCCACAGGGTGAAACAATGCATTTATGGGCTGCTTATTCGTTAGAAAATAGTTATGATGTTGTCGAAAATGCCTTAAAATATATAAAAGGTATGGCTACTGAAGCTAACGTCAAATACATAACATTTTCTAGCCATAGGCGCGGTTGGGCTAAAAGGGCGGGTAGTTATGGATTCCGTCCACGACAATGGATTTGTGAGGTGTAATTATGGGTGGTGGCGGCGGTAGTCAAGAAAGTACAACAACTTCGAGCATTGATCCTCGAATAGCTCCCTATGTAACGTATGGCTTAGAAGAAGCTAAACGTCTCTATCAAGGTGCTGGTCCTGAGTATTTTAAAGGGCAGACCTATGTATCTCCTTCAGAGGCTACGCAAGAATCTCTTGCAATGGTTAGAGAACGCGCTCTAGGAGGCTCTCCACTCGTTAAAGCTGCACAACAAGAGCAACTAGCTACGATTCAAGGGCGTGGCGTTAATCCATTCCTAGCGGGTGCTTTAGAGCAGACGAATCGTCTAGCAGGTGAGGATTATCTGCGTAACATCCAGAAATTACAGTCTGGTGCTGCTTCTGCTGGTCGTTATGGCTCTGCTGCTCAAGGTCAGCTAACAGGTCAGGCTCAAGACGTCTTTGCTCGTGCCTTAACGGAACAGGGTGGTCAACTAGCGTATAACTCGGCTGAAGCTGAACGTGCTCGTCAAATGGCTGCGGTTGGTGCTGCTCCACAAATGGCTGCTGCTGATTACTTCGATATTAACCAATTATTGAAAGCTGGTCAGGCTGGTGAAGGTTACGATACAGCAAAGATGCAAGCTGATATTAATCGCTTTAACTATGAACAGAACTTGCCACAAATGAAACTAAGTCAGTTTGCGAATCTATTCTCTAGTGTTCCTCAGGGCACTACGACTACGCAGACTGCTACGCCAACAGGGGGCAAATAATGGGTGATCCAGTTACTACAGGTATTTTGATTGGTGCGGCTATGGGTGGCGGTAGTGCTGCTATTAAAGGTGATGATCCTCTTAAGGGGGCATTAATCGGCGGTGCTACTGGTGGTATTGGTGGTGGGTTATCTGGTGGGTTTGGTGCTGGTGCTGGTGGTGGTTTTGCTGGTGGTGGATATGGTAGCGTTGGACCTAGTGGTTTTAGCGCACTAAGTGGTAGTGCTGCTCCTGCTGCTAGTGGAGGGATGTCTAGCGGTATGTCTATGCCATCTACTCTAACTGGTCTTGGCAAAGACATTGGTGCAATTAATACATTTATGAACCAGAACCCTATGACATCACAGATTGGGTTTGGATTAGCTAAAGATTTAATGGCTTCAGATCAGCCTATTCCTTATGCTCAACCAGGTCAAATTCAGCGTGGTCAGATTGCTCCAATGGATTACATGAGTCTATTAAATCCACAAGGTCAGTCCGTAATGCGTCCACAACCAATTTCTTTGCTATAGGTGAAATATGGCTTTAACTCCTGAAGAAAGAAATCAGTTTTATTACGGGAATCCTCCTCCGGTAGATAAAAGCAGTTGGACTGATTACATAAATCCTGCAAACTTAAATATATTTGGTCAGCAAAATCCAATGTATGAGGGTTTGCTAGGAAAAGATCAGTCACAAGCATTATCTAGGCAGTCTAATATTTCTGGATTGTTAGGTGCTGCTGCTGCTTTAGCTCAAGGAATGGGCAGGCAAGGTCCTAAGCGTTCTGCTGTTCAAAATATATTAGGTGCTTTAGGTGCTGGTTACGGTGCATCTGGGCAAGTGTATCAGCAAGGATTACAGAATTACGGATTGCAACAAGAAATAATGCAAAGGAAATTAGCTCAACAGCAGTTATTGCAAAAACAAGATGCATTAAATAAAGTATTAAATGACCCTGCAATTGCTAATGACCCTGCCATGAAAACATGGGTACTTAATAATACTGATAAAGCTATTGAATATTTTATTAAACGCCGTGGTATGGCTGATTTCATGGCGAGGGAAAATGCTCCTATTGCACAGCCAGTCGCTCAACCTATTCCAGAGCAAATGGCATATAAAGAAGATGTAGCTAAATATGGTCAAGATGTATCAAAATATAAAGATCAACTGAATCAAATGCTTGGTGTAGCTGGTCCTTCTGCTGATGGTGGTGTCGCTGGTGTTTCTCCTAGTGTAATCCCTAGCACTGCTCCAGTACGTGAGCCTACTACTCCGATGGCTGGTGCTGTTGAAATGTATCCTGTTGATTTAGGTCAAGGATATAACGCAGCATTGCCTGCTACTCCTGTAGCCCCAATTGCACCACAGCCGCAACAAGCTGTTGCTCCTATTCTTCAGCAAAGTGCATTAGCTAAACAAATTGCTCAAAATGATTTATTGGCAAAATATTGGTCTACTGAAGGTGATGAGCCTATTAAAGCTAAAGAATATCAGGCAATAGCAGATAATCTACGAAAACAACAGCGGAAACAGGAAATTATTATTAATCCTGCTGCAACATTAACTAATATTCATTCTAGTTTGCAAAATCGTGTAGCTACTCTTAATGAACGTGCTAAGGGTATGGACCCTGACCAAGTAATTAATGAGCAAAATGACATCCTTAAAGATGATGCTAAGATCAAAGAAGAACTTAGCCAAGATTTATTTAACCAAAAACTTAAATTGTCTGCTGCTCAAGGTGGCATTCTTTATGAAACTCCTGCACAAAAATTTGATAGATCATCTAGTTTGCGTAAAGAATATCAAGGCATTCAAGTTGTTAAAGATTTTGACCAAGTTAAAGTAGCTTATAACCAAATTAGTGGGGCATTAAAAAACCCGTCTCCAGCTAATGATTTGGCTGCTGCTACTAAGTTTATGAAATTACTTGACCCTGGTTCGGTTGTACGTGAATCTGAACTTGGTATGGCAATGGCAGCATCTCCTGCTATGGAAAGAGTTACTAATTACTACAATCAATTAAAAACTGGTCAGAAACTAACTCCTACTCAACGTGAAGATTTCCGTAAATCTGCTGAAATGCTATATAAAGCTTCTGAGAATGTAGTTATTCCAATTCAAAATGAATATAGAGGAATAGCTGCTGATTCTGGAGTTAATCCTAGAAGTGTAATTATTAAAACTCCTAGTTCAATATCAGCACCTCAGCAAGCTCCTGCTAATGAGCCAATTCCTTCTGGTGTAACGGTTAGAAAGGTTCGGTAATGCCAATTTATGAAATTACTATACCTGGTTCAGGTACATATAAAGTTGATTCTCCACGTGAATTAACTGACTCTCAGGCATATAAATTAGCATTAGAGCAATCTACTCCCAGAACTACTATGGAACAGATTCAGCACGTTGCTGGTGTTGCTGGCAGAGGAATGGCTCCTGTAGCTGCTGGTGCCGCTATAGGTGCTCCATTTGGCCCTGTAGGGTCATTGGCTGGAATGTTGTCATTACCATTGGCAGAATTAGGTACGCAAGCAGCTAATGTTGTACTTCCTAAACAATATCAAATTCCATCTCCTGCTGGTGCAGTAGAGAATCTATTAACTAAGTTTGGATTGCCGCAAGCTGAAACTATGCCTGAGCGTATGTTGCAATCTGCTAGTAGTGCAACTGGTGGAGCTATTGGTCAAGTTCGTGGCACTGCTGAATTAGCTAAAACTGGAACGACAGAATTAGGTAGAAAAATAGCAGAACAATTTGCTGCGGCTCCAGGTAGACAAATAGCTGCTGCTGGCCCTAGTGCTGCTGTTGCTCAAGGTGTTGGAGAGGAAACAGGAAATCCGCTTTATGGTGCTGCTGCTGGTGCTGTTACTGGTAGTGTAATGGGAACAGGTGCTAGAGGTCGTGTTGGACCTACTGCTGAAGAATTAGCCGCTAGAGCATCACAATCTTATGAAAAAGCTGCTCAGTCAGGTATTGAGTTTAATAACAAAGCATTTAGAACTAGCATGTCTGGTATTGTTGGTGGATTGCGTCAAGAAGGTTATTCGCCTACCGCTTATCCTAAGATTCAAGCAATTGCTAAAGAATTAACTAATGGTCGCCCTAAAGACTTTATTGAACTTCAGGCTTTACGTAAGATCATTCAAGGTGCTCAAGCTAGTCAAGATGGAACTGAACGTACATTAGCTACAAGTCTTAAAGATAAGTTTGACGAATACGTAATAAATGCTCCTGCTAGTCACTTTACTGGTACTGACAATAAAGCTGGTGCTGAAGCATGGAAACAAGCTAGAACAGAATATTCTCGTATGAAAAAAAGCGAGATATTTGATGAAATGTTAGCTAATGCTGAATTAGATGTAAGTAAATTTACTGCTTCTGGTGCTGAAAATTCAATGGCTCAACAATTACGACAATTAGCAAAAAATAAATCTAAAATGCGTTTGTTTACAAAAGATGAACGTAATGCTATTACTGCTGCTGCTAAAGGTGGGCCAGTACAAAATTTATTAAAGTTTTTTGGCAGATTTGCTCCTACTGGACCTGTTAGCGGTGCATTTGCTGGTGGCGCATCAGTTTATGAGCCTACTATTGGAATACCGTTAGCTGCTGGTGCTGGTTTATCAAGATTAGGTGCTACTGCTATGCGTCAATCATCTATTGAGCGTTTAGCCGATATGATGCGTTTAGGTGCTCCAATTCCAAAACAAATACCTGTTCCAGCAATTACTGGTGGCAGAGGTTTAATTTCTCCACAAGTTCCTTTAGACGTAACGTCTGAGCAACTTCAACAGATATATGGACAATAATTATGGCAAAGAACAAGATTAGTGAATACAGTGCTACAGCATCCAATAACACGGATATTGGCGGTATTAACATAGCTGAGGGCTGTGCTCCATCGGGTATTAATAACGCTATCCGTGAGTTAATGGCACAGCTTAAAGATCAGCAAGCTGGTACTGATGCTGATGGATTTGTCGTAGGTGGTGCATTTACTTCGTCTGGTGGTGCTGTATTTAGCTCAGGTACGACATTCTCTGGTTCTGTAGTAATGAGCAGTACCGTAACGATGAGTGGTAATGCCACAATAACAGGTGGTACTAATACTATCGGTACTACGACAAGCGCAACTGTATTAAGTGGATCAGTTACGCAGACTAGTGGCTCTGTATTGTATTTAGATGCTGCTGCTACGACTGCATCGGCTCCTCCATTATCGTGGAGTGGTGACACGAATACAGGTATCTATCGCCCTGCTGCTGATACGTTAGCGTTAGTTACTGGTGGTTCAGATCGTCTAAAGATTGATTCTGCTGGAAAAGTAAACATTGGTGGCACTGTAGTTCTCGGTACAGGTGATGCTACTACGTCAGTTGCAGGAAGTATCCTGCGCGCTCCTAGTGGTACAGGTACTAATATAACTGGTGCTAACTTTGAGATTCAAGCAGGCAACGGAACGGGTACTGGTGGTTCTGGAAGTATTGCTTTAAAGACTGCTGATGTAGGTTCTTCAGGTTCCACTGCCAATACATTAACTCAGCGTTTGTTAATTACTCCTAAAGGTGGCTTTTCATTCGGTTCTGGTGCTACTGATTACGGCACAGCAGGTCAGGTTCTAAAGTCTAACGGTGATGCTCCTCCGTCTTTTGGATCAGTTATAACTTCTGATACTGCTGTATCTGCATCTGGAACTTCTGTTACTTTTAGTGGGATTCCATCTACGGCAAAACGTGTAACAGTTATGGGAGCGAAGATTTCTACTAATGGAACTTCTGCACCGATGTTAAGGTTAAGCGCAAATGGTACGGTTGAAAGCACAGGATACGCTGGAACTACTGTCGGTAATAATGCTGGAGTTAGTGTTCAATGGTCTACTTACATACCTCTGTATAACGCTGGATGGGCTGCTACTGATATTATTACGTTTATTGTTACTCTAACAAAAATAACCGAAAATACTTGGACAATATCATTAAGTGGTGGCAGAGAAAATGAGGCTTATGGCATATATGGTGCTGGTAATAAATCTCTTTCTGCTGCATTAGACGCTATATATATTTCAACTATTACAGGTACAACATCGTTTGATGCTGGAACACTCAACATTCTCTACGAGTAATCATGGAAAAAATAGAACTTACAGACCAGCAGATAGACCATATTGCAGAGAAAGCAGCCGAGGTTGCTTTTAAGAAGATATATGAAGAAGTAGGTCGCTCTGTAGTTAAAAAGATATTCTGGATTGTCGGTGCTGGTGCTCTAGGTCTATTGTTCTGGATGGCTGGTAACGGTCAATTGCCTAAGTAGATGTGGACCCGTTTACACTTCTTGCGCTTGCTAATGCTGCTGTTAGTGCCTGTAAACAAGGCTGTAAGTTATATAAAGACATTAAAGGTGCGGCTGGAGATGTTAAGGAAGTCTTAGATGATTTAAAAGTTCAATTTTCTAAGATACCTAACCCTAGCAATCAGCAAAAAATACAGTTTAACGAAGAAGTGCAGAGGGTTCAGCATATAGCTAAGGCTGATCCTAACGATACGATTACTCAGATTGGTGACCATTTAGGTAAGTTCTTTGATGTATTAGACCAGATTGAAAGCATATTCTGGGATGAAGAAAAGAGTGCTAAACAGGTATACAAGGGTGAGTTATCAGTTAGTCGTAGAGCACTTCAGAGAGTATTAATTAGATCGCGTTTAGACCAGCTACAAGCCGAGATCAGAGAGGAGATGGTGTATAACACTCCTCCAGAATTAGGTGACTTGTGGACTCGTTTTGAGAAGATGCGTGATAAAGTATTAGCAGAGCAGAAAGTAGCAAAAGATCAAGAATTAAGAGATATACAAAAAGCCGAAGCTAAAAAACGAAGAATGATTAGGGAGATAAAAGAACAGATTACCTATTTTGGTGCTGTTCTTTTTGTCACATTATGGCTAGTAAGCGTCCTAGTGATGATAAGGATGAGCCACACGTACCGTGGACTCTCTTGGTATGTTTATTAGTAATGGCTTTGGTTTTGGTCATTGCTTTGCCTATAGTTGGAATTACGTTAATGGATGCTAATAACGCTACGAATGCTGCGTTGACTGAAATTAGGCGTATGCGTGAACTACGATTACAAATACTGAAGGAAAGAGATGATTACCGTCAGTCAGTTGAAACAACTACTCCCTAAGAATCCGTATGTCGAACACTGGCATCATGCCTTAGAGCAGTTATTCCCCGATTACGATATTAATACGCCTAAACGTATGGCTGCTTTTATCGCTCAATGTTCTCATGAGTCTGGTGGCTTTATGGTTCTTAAAGAGAATCTAAACTATAAGGCTGCGACTCTGCGCAAGATATTCCCTAAATACTTTCCTAACGATCAGATAGCTCAGGATTACGCATCTCGTCCTAACAAGCAGGTTGCCATAGCGTCTAAGGTTTACGCTAACCGTATGGGTAATGGCGATGAGGCTAGTCAAGATGGTTGGAAGTTTTGCGGTAGAGGATTGATTCAGCTTACAGGTAAGTCTAACTATCAAGCGTTTGCAGACTCTTTAGAGATGGATATTAACGATGTGCCAGAGTATCTAGCCACGTTTGAAGGTGCTGCTCAGTCTGCTTGCTGGTTTTGGGAGACGAATAAGCTAAATCAATGGGCTGATGCTGGTGACATTCTTACGCTAACGAAACGTATTAACGGAGGCACAATTGGACTCGAAGATCGTAAGAAACATTATGACCATGCTCTCCATGTGCTTGGTGCTTAGTGCTTGTGAAGATAGGTTTAGGTATCCTTGCCAGTCTCCTGCGAATTGGGAAACTGCTGAATGTAAGCCACCTATATGTACGGCTACGCAAACCTGTCCTGACGATATAACTAAACCTGAGAAGGTGGCTAAATGAACGAGGAAAGTCTAAACGCTTGGCTAAAGTTTGCTATCGGTATTTGCTTTTGCATGATCTTAATGATGATGGCTAGTCTATCTATGTACTCAGTGGTATTTGTAACTCAGCCTATGAGTGGAATGGCTCCAGCAGATAAGCAATTTTTCTTGCTGCTTTCTGACATGAGTAAGTACATTCTTGGTGCGTTGGCTACGTTGATCGCTGTAAAGGGCAAGGATGCTTTGCCACAGTTCGTTCCTCCACCATCAAGCATAGAGAAGCAATCTGAGCCTCCTAAACCTGTAATGACAACTACCACAACTGTAGTACGTCAAGAGCCATCGTTAGAGCCTGTTTCTAGTGCTCCTATAGTAAGTATGGGATTTGGCGGTAAACCTGCTCCACCTGCTGCACCACAACCGGAGATTTAATTATGCGATTTAATGTCAGTATACTAGTACTATTAGCTGCATTTAGTGTTAATAGCTATGCAGGTGGGGAACTAAAGAAGGTTTGCCACGATGAAAAAGGCAAGCAAGTCTGTAAAACTATCAAGGTTCATAAGAAGCTCGAAGGTACTAAAGTTCCTACTAAATGAACCCTTACTTTATAGCTGGTACTGTTCTAGCGGTGGCTTGTGCTTATGGTACAGGTCACTGGCAGGGTGATACAGCAGGTCAGGCTAAAGTTCAATCTCAATGGGATAAAGAGAAAGCTAAGTTAGCAGAGGAGTACGCTACTAGCGTATCTTTAATGCGTGAAAAAGAGCAGGTAATGCAAGGCAACGCAGACAAGCTACGAGAGGACAAGAACCGTGAACTTAGAGAGGCTAATGCTCGTAATACCGCTTTGCTTAACAGCTTGCAGCACCGCCCCAACCGCACCGAGAGTAGTGGAGTGTCCCCGACTGCCAGCAATGGAACAAACGGCTGTACCGGAAAAGAGCTTTACCGAGAGGATGGGGCTGTTCTTATCGGGATCGCTAGAGAAGCAGACGAACTCAGAATCAGTCTCAAACAGTGCTACTCCCAATACGAAACCATTAGAAAAGAAATGAATGGCAAAAATCCCTGATGACTGTATGCCAGCTTGTTTATCGTGCGCTTTCTTTGAAATTGAGCCTAAAGACGAACTAGGTATATGTAGACGTTATCCTCCTGCATTGTTACAAATTGACAATGAATATGACAGTTGCTATCCTGTTACTGATCGAACGGATTGGTGTGGTGAATTTATACGGAAAGTAAATTAACATTATGTTGAAAGTTCCAGAAGATGAGTTTATAGCGTTATGGGATAAGTACGGTTCAGCATCAAAGATAGCAAAGATACTAGATATTGGAGTGAGGTCGGTTTATTCTCGGCGTAAAGAAATTGAGAGACGCACTGGTAAAACGCTTATATCCACTGATCCTCGTTTCGGCAACTTTACGATCACATACCCTGGCAATGGGGTTAGAGCTAAAGCAGAGATAGATAACGGTGTGATTATGGTGGCTTCAGACTGCCATTATTACCCTGGGATTATATCAACGGCTCATAAGGCATTTGTCAATTTAGCAAAAGAACTTTCCCCTAAATTAATCGTGATGAACGGAGACGTATTTGATGGCGCATCAGCAAGTCGGCATGATCCTATAGGCTGGCAACAAACACCAACAGTAAAGCAGGAACTAGAGGCGTGTCACGATCGTCTATCAGAGATTGAGGATGCGTCTAAAAGTGCTAAGTTGCACTGGACATGGGGTAACCATGATATGCGGTTTAACACTCGTCTAGCGTCTCAGGTAGGTTCAGCTTTTGAAGGTGTTAAAGGCTTTAATCTATCGGATCACTTCCCACGATGGAAGTTCTCGACTAGCCTGATGGTCAATGAACACACAATGATTAAACATCGATAGCATAACGGTATTCATGCTGTTTACAATAATACAATGAAGTCAGGTACATCTATTGTCACAGGGCATTTACACAGTTTGAAGGTTACTCCGTGGACTGACTACAATGGTAGTAGATACGGTGTAGATACAGGAACTTTAGCGAATATAGATGATCCTGGCTTTGACTATGCGGAGGATAACCCTAAGAACTGGCGATCAGGTTTTGCTGTTCTAACCTTTTGGGAGGGAAAGCTCATGCCACCAGAACTGTGCGAGGTTATCTCCGAGGGATTAGTATACTTCAGAGGACAGGTGATTCAGATTCCTTAACGAAGATTCCACCAGCGTTCATGTGACCTTTACGATCTTTAATTTCCTCATACGAGAACTTTAAGCAGCTAGTTAAGGTTACATTTTCCAAAGCAGCAACATTAATAAGGCAAACAAGAACATCGCCAATTCCATCAATAATTGCTTTACGGTCGCGGTTGATAAGTGCTGTGTGGAGTTCATGCATTTCCTCCTGAGCTTTACGATATTGGGCTATAGAAGTGCTATTCGGTATGATTCCTCTGGCTTCACTCCACCGTATAACGTCCATTTCAGTCTGATTCCAGCTCAATTTACTCTCCTTTTAGATAGTGCATCATCTCAGCGTTCATTTTAGCTTGTGCCCATTTCTGTGGTCCTGATAGCTGCATTAATGCTAGTGAGAATTGCACGAAGTTATTAAGTTTCTCTAATTCTAGTTCATCGACTTCACCACGACGAATACCTTCAATGACGTTCATAATCCCAGTGCGGTTCCCGTCTATTACTGCTTGCCAGTCATAGTCTATTTTATTCTTAGGCATTTTTTTCTTTCAGTTTTGCTTCAATGGCTCTAGCAAAAGACAAATTACTGTCCCATGCTGCATTAATTTCTTCATCCGTTAGCCCTACCCACTCTTTCTTTGTATAGAGTGGAACCTTATCCATATTTACTACCGTTGGTGTTTCCCATTTAATAGGACTTACCCATTCCAACTTGCGTTCTTCCACGTTGATGTACGCTACTGGATCCGGTGAGTTAATTTCTTTACGAGCAATAGTAATCATAATTGCTCACCATTATTATCAGCAATTACATTCATATTTTGCAGTGCAGCATTACGGTACAGCTTTGCCATAAGAGTCTTAACATCAGCAGCTTGACCTGATCGATTCTTATAAATACTCTCAGTTTTATGCTCAGAGCATGGCTTACACATCCAACGTCCATTAGTACGAGTCTTGCGGAATACTCCACCCTTTATTTCTCTTGTGCACTGGCAACTAGTACAGAATTTAGTCTCCATTCTGATTCCTTGCGCGGATAGCATTTGCAACACCGCTGGGGCAGGTATCGCATTTTGGTTCGTATGACTCGGCGACCTTCGCACACGCTTCACGCTCTGCTGCTATAGCTCCATCAATAATCGTGAGCACTTCCGCTTCTGTATATTCTTTTTTCCCAGCTTTTAAATACCTAAAATAGTTATCCATAAAGTTAGTCATTTGCATATTCTTTCTTTGGCTTCTTTAATATTAGAGTTCATTAACCAAGAGGCACACTGAGAATCCACAGCAAGGGCATTAAAACCGTCCCTATAGCCTTTTTTATAGGCTACCTGAACTCTATCAGTCACCATGCTAGAAAACAGCCAGATAGCCCCTAAAGTCGCTGCCATAAATATTAATATTTTCATAATAGTTCACGTATTTCCTTAACTGGCATCTCAAACGTCTCATGTATGCGTAAAATCATATCTGCGGAGACACTGACTTTGCCGCTACGTATCTTACTAATCGTAGGGGGTGGTACGTCCAATTTTCTACTCAGTTCAGCATCATTCTTTACAGAATAGCGTTCTTTAATGGTGTCGAGCAATTTCATAGTTTTCCTAGAATAAAAAGACAGGAGCCGAAGCCCCTGTTAAAGCCACGGAGGAGTGTGGCTGCGAGATTAAAACGGTATACTTTGGTCAAAGTCATCCGGTTCAACAGACTTAACAGGCTTATTGACAGGCTTAGGCTTAGAGTCAGTCTTAGGTCGTACCGATAAACTAAAGAATTTCGTACCTGCTTTCTTAGACTCTTTAAGCCAGCCTGAGAGCCAGTAATCAGTGCCAGCTACATTAACGCTACCACTATAGTCTGGATGGTTCTCAGACGTTTTATTCTCGTTTCGATATAAAACGCCACGGTCAGTATTATCAAATTCCATTATTTTCCCCAAGTAATTGCTTTAACTGCCCACATTTGAGCTGTTTGTGCTTCCGTGATTGCAATGCTTGCCATACGTTTTACTTCCGTATCTTGCGATTGTTCTCGTAAATAGTTCATACGATCAATTACATCGGCAAATTCTTTTTTGCAGTTATGAACTTCATGGTTTTGACTAGGATTAAAATTAATACCAACTAATTTTTCACCAAATGAAAGCTCTTTATTTTTAGTCATATTATTTCCCTGTTGAAAATTTCTTAATTGCACTACGCTCTTTACTATCTAACCTACTCCAAAATGCTGTCTTAGAGTCTGCATCTAGTTCTTGAAGATTAATATACTCAATAGCTCCTGCT